AACGAGGTCCGGGCCCGCGAGGGTCTGAACCCGATCCCGGCCGACAAGGGAGGGGACCTCTTCACCGTCCAGATGCAGGTGGTCCCCCTCGGGACCCCGACGCCCGCGCCACCTCCATCGCCCGGGACGGAAACGGACAAACAGAAGCCACCGGAGAAGGTCCCGGCCACGCGGGCGCGGGCCGAATCGCGCTTCAATCCGAACCACGGTCACGACGGCAAGTTTGGCGCGGGCGGCGGCGGTGGTGGCGGAGCTGGCGGTGGCGGCACGGCGGCCGAGCCGCGCCGGGGCGCCGAGGATCACGCCCAGGAGGTCAAGAGCCGCGAGGCCGAGCGACGGCGCGGGGACAAGACCGTGGGCATCGATCACGCCGACTTCAAGAAACAGCGAAAAATCGAGCGCAAGGAACAGGCCCGGGATATTCGCGCCGAGCGCAAGGAACATGCCCAGGAGCAGCACGCCGAGCGCAAGGAGCTGAAGCGCGACCAGGCCCATGAGGTCAAGGACCTCGAATCCGACCACAAGAGCGAGCGCAAGGGTCTGGAGCGCGACAACGCCCGCGAGGCAAAGCAGCTCGACAGGAAACAGGAGCGCGAGCGGGCCAAGACCAAGAACCCCGACAAGACAGCCGAGCGGCACACGCAAGAGAAAGCCGGCCTGGCCTCCGAGCACGACACCCATCGTCAGAACCTGGCCGAGGAGCACGCCCAGGCCCACAAGGACCTGGGCGAGAGCCACGCCCAGGCCCGCAAGGAACTCCCCGAAGATCAGCGCGACGCCCGCCACGATCGACGCGTCGAGCATCTCAACCGGATCGATGAGGTCCGGCGCGACCACCGGGCGCAAGAGCTTGAGGTGGTGCGCCAGGAGCGTGAGGACGCGCGGTTCCAGAGGACGCCGGACGAATGATACCAAAACACCCAGGCCACCTCTTTCGGCTCAGGCATCTGATCGCCCATCTGCTGGGCTGGAACCTCGGAAAAATCGAGGACTGGAGCGAGGGAGGCCGGCATTACATCGGCTTCCGATGCATCGGTTGCGGCGAGCTGAGGAACGCCTTCGAGATCACATGACGCCCATGAACCCGAAAGCCCCCGAGATCCGCCGCCTCGACCTGATCGCCTCCGAGGTCCGCGCCGAGACCGCCTCCGACGGCCGACGCGTGATCCGGGGCGTCGCGATCCGCTACGGGTCGCTCTCCAACCCGCTCAAGGATTCGAAGGGCCGCCCGTTCCGCGAGCGGTTCCGCGCGGGCGTCTTCTCCCGTGCCCTGGCCGTCGGAGCGGACGTCCGGTTCCTCGTCAATCACAACCGGGACCTGGTCCTCGGCCGGAACAAGGCCGGGACCCTGGTCCTGTCCGACGATCCGGATGCGCTCCGGTTCGTGGCCTACCCGCCCGCCTCGCCGATCGGCCTCCACTATGCCGAGGCCGTCGCGCGCGGCGACATGACCGGCGTCAGCTTCCGGTTCTACAAGATCGCCGACCTGTGGACCGGCGCCGGTGAGGCCACGGTCCGCGACGTGATCGAGGCCGACATCGACGACATCTCGATCGTCGCCTACCCCGCGTACAACGACGCCGTGGCCGAGATCGACGACGATCCCTCGGGCGCCGCCGCCCGTTCCCTGGACGACCATTGCCGGAGCCACCCCCGGCGCGATCCCTGGCTCGACCGGGCCGGGGTCCGATTGCGGCTGGCCGAGGCCGATCAGTAAGGCCCGTGGCGACACTTCCTTTTTTTTCCGAAAGATCCTGATGAAGACATGCGTTGAGATCCGTGAGGAGCGGGCCACCCTGATCCACGAGGCCCGCGCGACCTGGACCGCCGCCGAGGCCCGCGAGGGCGGCGCGACGGCAGAGGACCGGACCGCGTTTGACACCGCGATGGATGCCGCCGACACGATGCTCGCCCGGGCGAAGCGCCTCGAACGGCTCGATGCCGCCGAGGCCGACCTGGACAAGCCCGCCGAGCGTCGCGGCAAGCCGATCGAGGAGGAACGCCGCGAGCGCGAGGGACGCGTCCGGGACGCCGAGACGGCCGAGGGGAAGACCCGGAAGCTGATGGCCTATCGCCACTGGCTCCGGTGCGGCGAGGTCCGTGAAGACCTCCGGCCCGAGCAGCGCGCCGCCTCCGAGATGGTCTCCGGCCTCGATGCCGAGACCCGCGACACGATCATCGCCACCGCGAGCCAGGGCGGCTACCTGGTCACCCCCGTCCAGATCTCCGACGACATCGTCGCCCAGATGGACAACCTCGTTTTCGTCCGCGAGCTCTGCCGCGCCTCGGGATCGATCACCACGGTGACGAGCGCGCAGAAACTGGGAATCCGACAGAAGACGGTCCGCCTCAATGCCGCCGACTGGACGACGGAAATCGGGACGGTCACCGCCGATTCGAACCTCGCGTTCGGCCGGCGCGACCTCGAACCCCAGCAGCTCACGAAGCTCGCCCTGGTCTCGATCCGGACCCTGATGCTCTCGAAGGACGCCGAGAAGGAGGTCAACGACGACCTCGCATATCAATTCTCGGTCGCCCAGGAGAACGGCTTCCTGAACGGCTCCGGCTCCGCCCAGGCGCTCGGCGTGTTCACCCCCTCGGCCAGCGGCATCCCGACCACGCAGGACGTGACCGCGGCCTCGGCGACGGTCATCGCGGGCGATGACCTGATCAACGTCAAATTCAGCCTCAAACAGATGTATCTCAAAGGTCCATCGGTCTCCTGGATCTTGCACCGGAACATCGTCAAGTCGATCCGCAAGATCAAGGTGTCATCCACCGGCGGCACCGCGGGCGACCAGCAGTACGTGTGGACCCCGGGCCTGACCGAGGGCGCCCCGGACCGCGTCCTCGACATTCCGTACGGGATCAGTGAATACGCCCCGTCGGTGCAGACGACCGGCCTCTACACCGCCGTCCTGGGCAACTTTCGCTACTACCGGATCGCGGAGCTGCCCCAGATCATGATCCAGCGCCTGGTGGAGCTCTACGCCGCCACCGGCGAGGTCGGCTTCATGGGCCGGCACTTCGTCGACGGCTCGCCCGTCCTGGGCGAGGCGTTCGCCCGGCTCAAGATGGCCTGAGTGATTCAAGGGGCGGAAACCCGCACCTGGTCGCTCCAGTTCCAGGGTTTCCGGGGTCGCACCCCGGCGCCTCTCCTCTCTTCTTTCAGCGAAAGACGACCGATGAAGGTCCTGATGAAGGAACACGCGGCCGGTCCGTTCGGCCACTATTTCGAAGGCGAGTCTCACGACGTCCCCGAGGAGCTGGCACGGCACCTGATCGAGGCGCGCGCGGCGGTCAAGGTCGATCCCGAGACCGTGGCCGAGGTCAAGCCGGAGACGACCGCGCTCCTGGCCAGGGGTAAGCGAGCGTAAACCGTGCTAACCGTCGTCACACCGCCGGCCTCCGAGCCCGTCGACCTGGCCACCGCGAAGGGGCACCTCCGCGTCACGATCGGCGACGACGATTCTTATATCTCGGCGCTGATCGGTGCCGCGCGCTGGAAGTGCGAGAGCTATCTGAACCGGTCCTTCATCACGACGGCCTGGCTCCAGACCCTGGACGGCTTCCCGGGCCAGTTCTCGCGGTTCAGCCCCGCGCTGGGGTCGTTCAGCCAGGGGAGCTACGGCTACGGCATGGGGGCGCTCTACGGGTACATACCCGAGCGGCTCCTGGCCGGTACCGCCGAGCCGATCGTCATCCCCAAGGCCCGGCTCATCGCCGTCTCCTCGATCACCCACGTCGACGGGGGCGGTGCCACGCAGACGCTCTCCCCGTCGCTCTACTCCGTCGAGCCGGGCGACGGCGGCCGGATCAGCCCGGCCTATAACACCGCCTGGCCGCAAGGCCGGGTCTACCCCGGCTCCGTCCAGATCGCCCTCACGATGGGCTACGGGCCGGACGCGAGCGACGTCCCGCCGACGATCAAGCAGGCGATCCTGCTCTACGTCGGCATGCTCTACGAGAACCGCGAGGCCGCGGCCGAGATCGAGATCCGCGAGCTGCCGATGGGCGTCAAGTGGCTCCTGGCCTCGGAAGACTGGGGGCTGAGGCCGTGATGTCCACGCTCCTCGTCTGGTCGCTGATCCTGATCCTCCTCTTCCGGGACGAACGACGATGAGGTCGGGCCCGATGCGGCACAAGGTCACCCTCCAGGCCCCCGCGTTCACGCGCGACCCGGCGACGAACCAGAAGCTCCAATCCTGGACGACGGTCGGGACGCTCTGGGGCCTGATGAAGCCGCTGCACGGCCGAGAGGCCGTCAACGCCAAGCAGATCAAGGCCGAGGTGACGAGCAAGTTCACCACGCGCTGGCAGGGTGCGACGACGATCGACCCCTCGATGCAGCTCCTCTTCGCCGGCGACACCTACAAGATCGGCGAAGTCCTGGACGTCGACAGCCGGAACAAGGAGCTGCACATCCTCTGCACGAAAGTGGTGGTCCCGGCATGAGCTTCCAGTCCACGATGCGCACCTCGTTCGCCGTCCCCGGAGCGGGCACGATCAGCGGCCAGGTCAAGGACGTCGGCGCGACCCTGCTGGCGATCAGCCAGGGGATCGGCTCGTCGGTCACCGATCAGAACCTGACGCTCGCGTTCACATTGGCGAACGTGCAATCGTTCTTCTTCATGTCCGACCAGCCGGCCACGATCAAGACCAACTCGACCGGCTCGCCCGACGACACGATCACCCTATTGGCCGGCATCCCCCTCGTCTGGTCGAGGTCCTCGGGGATCGCGCAGCCGCTGACGCACGACGTCACGACGATCTACGTGACGACCGGCACGGCCGCGGCCAACCTCTCGATCGAAGTCCTGACGAACTGACCCATGACGAACTTCGCCCTACCCTTGAATAACCTGGTCACGACCCTGGGCGCGACCCACGAGGCCGGGGCGACGACGCTCGCACTGGCGAGCGGCTTCGGCGCGCAGGTCACCGCGGCGCTCGCCGAGCTGGGCCTCTCGCTCTCGGGCGGGGCCTGGCTGCGCGTCACCGTCGTGGTGGCTTCGGCCGTCGACCCGGCGGGAGGGATCACGGATCGGACGCGACTGACGATCTTCCGGGCGACGGGACTCTCCGCCGACACCCTGACCGGCGTCGGCGTGATCGAGGGCCGGACCGACCTCGGCTTCTCGGCCGGCGACCCGGTGGGCTTCTTCGCCACCGGCGGCAGCTTCCTCGACCTCCAGTCGGCCGTCGACGCGATCCAGACGGACCAGGCGACGGACGAGACCAACATCGGCGACAACACCAGCTCGATCGCGGCGCTGGTGGCCCTGGAAGCGACGACGGTCTACACGACGGGGAGTTACGCCGATCCTTCGTGGCTCACGGCGCTTTCCGCGTCGAAGCTGACCACGGGCTCGGTCCCGGCCGCCAGGCTCCCCGTCTTCGTCGCATCGGGGGCGGGCCATTCGCCCGGCGCGGTCCCCGACCCCGGCGCGTCGGCCGGGACGGCGCGGTTCCTCCGCGAGGATTCGAGCTTCGCGGTCCCGGCCGGCGGCGCGCCCGGCGGTTCCCCGACCTGGGTCCAGGTGAACGTCGCCGGGGCCTTCGGCGGCTATTCCAACTTCACCTACGACGGCTCCGGGCTCGGCGTCCCCCGGGTGACCTCGGCGGGGACGAGTCTCGCGCTCGAACAGACCGGCGACGAGCTGGGGGGGTCGAGCCTGACCCTCCTGAACCGGTCGGGGATCAACGGGGCGCGGCTGGCGAACGCGGCGCTCGACCTTGTCGACTTCTCGCTCCAGGGGGTCGGAGGCACCTTCACGACGCTCAGGCACGAGGCGCGGGAGGGCGGGCCGCTCGGGGCCGGTAACGCGTTCGAGTTCGAGCTTTACAACTCCAGCACCGGGGCCTGGCTCGTCTCGGGGTCGGCGACCACCCAGGTCCGGTCGGGGGACCTCGTCGTCGGGGCCGGGACGGGCGCGGCGTCGATCCGCTCCGACGGCACGCTCCAGCTCGTCCACCTGGCCGACTCGTCGGCGGCCGACGACTCGTGGTACTACAGCACCACGGGCTCCGCGCCGAGCTACAAGGACGGCGGCGGGACGGTCCACCCGCTGACGGGTCCGGGCGGCGGATCGGGCACGGTCACGAGCGTCGCGCTGGCGGCGCCCGGGATCTTCTCCGTCTCCG